TCTTCCCATTGTATATTTTCTTGTGCTATGATCGACGCTTCAAAAGCTAATACATCTGCGTCAATTAGTATGGTTGTTTTACTCATAGAATATGCTCCAGTTCTCTTGGTGTTTTTTATATTTTGATTTACTATCAGGTAGGAGACTTAACTTTAATGTTACTCCGTTTATTTCTTCTCTTGGTATTAACCACCACATCTTCTCAGGTACAATATAACAACCTACCACATCTATCGAATCACACATATAAGACTTCCCTGTGCATCCTGATCCACTGTTTATATGATATGAATTAGCTGATGTTTTACTACCTGATGCTTTGATCTGTACCTTTAAAGTACCTGCTGGGCAAGTGACAATGAAGTCCCAAGGCATAGGTGTAGTAGGTAAATGAGGTTCAAAGTCTCGCTCTAAACACTCAGTTGTAAACCTTGACTCTGCTATTGCTCCGATTCGTTGGGTCTTTGATGAGGGCATAAGATTATTAGTGTGTTCATTCTTCCAATCCCAGTGAACATTTAATTCAGTTGTATCATACAAGTCCGCAAGGGACAAGTAGTAATCAAACTCAAGTTCTTGTTTTAGTGCGTCTCTGCCCATGACTCTCCTACTTTATATTCACCATCCATAGGACACTTCATGTTCAACTCTTTACCTGCTGCTTTGATTGCTTTGATAGCTAACTCTCCGTATGTATCTGCTAACTCAGGTTTAACTTCAGCTTGGAACTCATCGTGTATGTTACCTACAAAAGCGTACTCTCTTCCGTGTTGCCATCCGATCTCAGAAAGCTTGGTGTGTAGTTTAATTAAAGCTACCTTCATAAGGACAGCACCAGCAGATTGAAGTAACATATTAAGTGCAGCGTGTTCACTTCTTATAGGTAGTATCCTACCGTCTAGTCCTGTTAAACATCCATTCTGTTCTGCCTTCTGTTGGATTAATTGTTTAAGCATATTCAACGCAGGTAAGTTAGATAAGAACTTCTTCTTTAATCTACTACCATCTTGTGCTGTACCCTCTACAATCTCTCCTATCTTTGCATCACCTGCTCCGTAAAGGAATCCATAGATGAATGTCTTAGCTTGGTCTCTAGTCTTTAACCCTGCTGCCTTTTGATTAACAGAGTGTATGTCTCCTTCAAGGATAGCTTTAGTGTACTCTCCTCCATCCCAAGTAGACAGATAGTGTGCAAGCATACGAAGTTCTAAACCACTAGCGTCAACACCTACTAACTTGTATCCCTTTTTAGTTATAAATAAAGAACGACACTCCTCACCGTACTCTGCTCTTGTAGCTGGTACTTGTGCTAGGTTGGGTAAGCTATGAGTACATCTACCTGTGACTGCTCCGTTTGTGTTGACTCGTCCGTGGATTCTGCCATCCTTAACTAATCTTAACCATCCATTCTTGCCTTCAGCTAGTTGCCCTAGTCTTTTGACTACTAACAAATACTCCAGCAAAAGCTTCGCTGATGGATGGTTAATAGATTTTAAAGTAGACTCATCAATCTTCACAGTCTTTCCGTCATTGGATACAGGTATTTCAAAACCTAAAGCTTCAAGTCTTTCTTTAATTTGTTGTCTGCTGCCAGGATTAAAAGGTATGATCTCCTCCTTTACATCTAGTGGTTCAGCTTTGTTAACTAAGTTCTGTACCATGCCTCTACTCTTCAGTATATTTTTAAGTTCTACTTTAGTAGGTGCTGTGATTACCTCGACTCCATCCATGTGTTCAATAGTTAATGAGTATCCCTTCGGAGTCTTCATCTTCCTGACGGTAGGTTCAAACATCTCTTGTAACTTATCTTGTAGCTTTGCTCGGATTGCGTTTAACTTCTGCTCCAGTTGTTCAGCTTTATCTATATCAAAAGCAAAACCTTGGCTCTCTTGTAATCTGATAACGTAAGCAAACCAATGTTCAATAGCTAACATCTTTCTACTAGGTTCAAGCTTAGTTAAATATTCATACAAGGTCTTGGTTACTAACACATCTCGTTCACAATACTTCTTCATCTCTTCGTTGTAGTGATCGAATGCTCCTTCCTCTTCTCCGTAAGTAAGCTTTAACATCTCACCCATCCTGTGTCCCCAAGCTTTCAAGCTGTGACTGCCTATCATAGAAGGCTCAAAGTTCTTACGCTTGAAGTCATCTTCTCTAAGGTCAGGATGTACACACCTACTCATAACAAGCGAGTCTTGTACTCGGACCAAAGGTGGATGGAAGTTGTACAACTTAGCTAACGCAGGTAGATCAAACCCTATCACATTATGTCCTATGATCTTGTCTGCTTTGCTTAACATATTAAGTCCTTCCTTTATCCCTTCACCTTCAAAGGTAATCATCTTAGCTGCTATAGGATCGTAGATGGATATGCAATGGCATACCTTGAGGTCACTCAGATTAGTGAAGTCCTCGATGGCATTGGTTTCTATATCAAAGAATAGTATTTTCATTTTATTAAAACGGATCTTTACCGTTGGTTGTTATTGTTTTGTCTTTAAATACATTCTCATCTTCTGTGTATCTGCCACTGTCTTGATCGTAGAACAAGGTAGTAGCTAGTCCAGTTTCTCCTGAGAATCTATTCTTTAAGACTCTTACTTTTGTTTCGTTATTGTTTTCTTTTTGTTGGTTTCTCTCTAGTCCTATTACCATATCACTAAGTTGTGGTATCGAATGACTACCTCTAAGGTCTGCAAGTCTAGTGACTCCTCCTTCCTCATGTCCTCCACCATTTGGTGGTCTTCTAAGGTGAGATACTAACACCATTCCACATCCAGTCTCTTCTACTAAGCTTCTAAGTTGTGTCATCGTATTATCAATTAACCGTCGTTCATCATCTCCTTGGATACCACTAACTACAATAGATAGATGGTCAAGGAATATCCATTTACAACCTAGTCCTTTGCACAGGTATCGAATCTTACTTAACAAGTTATCACTCTCCGTACTTCCGAAGTGGTCATAGGTATAGAAGTTCTTTTTACCCATCGTCTCATCGAATGCTTTGCGTAACTCCTCCTCCTTTAAATCATTCTCAAGGTGAAGTGGTTTGTTAAGATGAATGCCTAAGATGCCAAGTGCAGTTCTTCTTACTGATTCTTCAAGTGCTATATAACCTACCGTCTCGCCAAGTCCGAGGAGATGGTGACAGACTTCACGACAGAACAAGGACTTTCCAATCCCTGAACCAGCACAAAGTGTCACCAACTCTCCTCGTCTTATACCGTGTGTCATACCATTTAAAGAAGCATATGGATAAGGCTGTGACTCAGAAGTATCCTCCTTTATTACAGCTTGCCATATATCTTCTCCTCCCACTATCCCATCAGGTCTATACTCTCTCGCTTGCCATAGACAATTCACCAACTCCTCGCTACGCTTTGCCACTAACATATCATTAGCATCCTTTAGTGGCAGTTCAGCTATGTATGCTTTACCAGGAGTTAAAAGAGCAGCACATTTTGCAGCTCCATCTCTTCCTGGATCATCATTATCAAAGCAGAAGATTACTTTCTCAAAGCTTTCCAACCAATCAATTGCTTGGCTGACATACTTCTTTGCTCCTCCTGCTCCGTTAGGTACACTAACTACAGCCCATTTGTTTCCGAAAGCTTGACTGACACTTAACGCATCAATCTCTCCTTCACATACTACTACTCTTCTTCCACCACTACTCCAAAGGTGCTGTCCATATAAGCCATACAGCTCTCCTTTGATAGAAAAAGTTTTGTTAGCGAATCGTAATTTCTGTGCGACAAGTGCTCCGTTCCTACTCTTGTAGTTAGCAATGTGTACTGGTTCTCCGTTGTGAGTTCCTATTTGATAGCCCCACTTCTGACAAGTCTCCTTTGTTAAGTTCCGTCTAGCTATCTCCTGTGCTTTACCTGTGATAAATGAAGTATTGTTGGTTGTAGGTAGTGTCATAGTTTGTTGTCTGCCTCGACTGTATGAATCACAGCTGAAACATTTTGTGCTTCCGTCGTCGTTGACTGCAAGAGCGTCACTCGATCCACACTTTGTACACTGCTGGTGCGTTCTAGTGAAAGCCATTGTTTTGGTATTTGTTTATGTGCATATAATATTCCTTTCTTCTCACACCACATCGCATAGGTAGTCTTACTTCCTTTACGAATCTTGTTGTAAGCATTTTGAAATAACAACCTAATGTCTAAGTCAGGATGTTGTTCCTTGATTAACAAGTGTTTAGTCCTGTCCTCCGTGACCCACCTCCCCTTGGTTTCAATAATGATTCCGTTGGGGAGGATGAAGTCAGGAGTGTAGGTACTAAGACGCTTGTACTCGATCACTAACGATTCGTACTTGTACTTTATACCACACCGTCTTAATTGTGATGCTATTCTCTCTTCAAATCCAGACCTAAAAGTCTGCTTTGATAATGTCTTCTTCTTCGGCATCAAGTGCTTGGTCTAAGTTTTCACCTCCGTTAACATAGCCTCCTTCAACTTCAGTAAATCCAAAGCTTTCAGCTGCTTTCTCACTTAGGCTACCATCACTCAACTCGATAACTTGACAAGCAAGTAAGTCCAGTGACATTCCAAACCCAAGTGCAGGTACAAACCAAAACCGTGGACGAAAAGCTAACTTAACCTTTGATCCACCTCGTACTAATGTATCCTTTAAAGGGTTACCTTGTGAGTCATACAAAGCAATAGACTTAGCAGCTCTTGGGTCTCCATTTTTATAAGTGCCAGGAAGTACATCTTTCAACTTTGTTTTTATTATCCAATCACCATCGTCATCCTCACGCACAGGTGGGTCAGATAGTTTAAGCTTTTGCTTTCCTGACTCCTCCAATTTACTTTGATACTCAGCATCGAATAGTGGTTGAAGCTGTGTGTTGATAGCCTCTGCTTCTTCCTTTGTTACTATTAAATCACAACTGTATTCACCTTGATCGTTAAACCTTGTGTTAGGTGTATTCACATTAGGATACTTTGCTGTACCTACTGGTGTTACAATTTGTGGGTGTTTTGTTCTAGCTTTTACTGCCATTGTCTCTCTCTTTCTTTATTGTGTTTATTATGAGAATATATACTGACAGTCGTTAAGTGCCGACACATCTAGTGTGCCAAGTTCAGGGCTGTCTTCCAGTGTACATCCTCTTTGTGCTTCAATCTCGTCCTTGAACTTGTTGACAAGATCGTCGCTAAAGTGTTGTTCGTAAATCTCTCTTAGTTGTTGGTGCATTTTCGGTGCGTTAGGGCTTTGAGTTGCAAAGCTATCGTGTATACTTGCTATACAATAATCACTTTTGCAAGCTAATTCCATCATAACAGATGAGTCAAGACTATGTATATAATTAGGTACGATAGCTCGTGCCATTCTTCTACTACATATTCCTTTCTGTTTGTTGTTGAAAGCAAGGATAGTGTTTTGCATATTTAAAATGCTACTAACTTTAATTATTGTTTGCTCGTATAAAGCTTGTACAATTTCTAATCCAAAGGGTGTGGTCCACTTGATAGGTTTGTCAGTCCTCGCTATATTTTTAAACCACTTCATTAATTCTAAATGTGGTTGGATTAAAGCGTTTGCTTTATCGTTGATTAAAGAAGCTAAGTATATCATAGCCTCGTTAAAATCTTCCTTGCTGAACGGACTACCTAGCCCCTGCTTAAGTCGTTTAACAACAGCATCTTCCAGTGCATCTTTACTCGTGTATCCATTCATTCCAAACGGTTTACACATCACTATCTTCTTAGTAAAGCTACGATCTATTCCAAACTTTAAC